AAGATGTATTATAAGAAGACATAAGTGGAACCATTAGACTCTTAATACCAATTGCATCTTCAAATCGCAGTTTGCAAATTGCTTCATATGGAGTCATGCCAGTCGCTGTCATAAGATCCAACGCTGTGGCGGCTCCAAGTGTCGCTAACTGCCGTTTACCTTCTATGTATTCTTGCTCGTTATACCAAGTTTCTCTATGTATCTCAAACATATACTCTGTTGATATATTTTTATTGATATAATAATTGAAGTTAAGTTCTAATCGAGATATTAACAAGAATATTAGACTTGTATCATTAAGTATAGAATACTTCTAAGCCACCGCATTTGCTGTTTCAGCGGCGGACAATAAATTGGGTGTGACACCAGCATTCTTCATTGTATTTGATATTGACTTACTAATAATATCAGTCTGATCAGTGTCATTCGAATCCTTCAATTTAATAGCATCAACCTACATTGGAGACATTGCCGTTCCAACTAACTCTGGGACCGCAGCATCTATTAATTCTTGCATTGCTTTACATATTTCAAGAGATACTGCAAAATCATCTACAGTATTTGTCCCAGATAGAAGAGGAATGCGGCTCACCAATAAAACAAAGTTCTCAAGGTACTGCCTATCAGATACAAGATCTCTGGCATCTAATCCAATTAGAATATCTTCCATTATTCCACTGAAATACGGAAGGATTAAATCAAAGCTATCATTTTCAGATGCAAGTAAACACATTGTCTTTTCCGGTGGAAGAATAAACCAACGTGCATCACGATTATTTAAGTATTCATGATAACCATCAATAAACACTTGATCCCAACAACCAGATGTATCCCCATTGATTCCATCGACAAATATTATGTTATTCCCACGAGAAAAAAATGTTGCATCAAAACAAACAATCCATACACCAGCTTCATTCTTTCCTAATATCTTACAATACTAAGGATCTAATGCATGGAAAAATAATCCATTTTCTCCATTATCATAAATGAAAGAATAATAGACTCCATCTCGTAACGCTAATGCATTCGCAGTTGCAAACTCATCATAGAAATTAATTGGTTGTAATCTTTTTAGGGTTTTTTCATAATCAGACATTGCTCGATTTGCATTAATCGTTTTTGTAAAACTAACCTTTTGCGTTAGATTATAATTGTATAATGGCATAGTAGCATAAGTCATAATCAATCTTTTATATAAGGCACTTACTCTCCATAAAAATCGAGATACCTCTCTGATTTGATCTCTGTATGAATAAGGATTTTGTAAATAAGATTGAATTAAACTTTTTGTATACTACGTAAAAGATCTATTTGTCCCATTTCTGGAAACATTCTATAACAATATATGTTTTAGCTAATTTATTTTGTCGAATGTCAGCGCACGTTTACGCTGTTCAAACTGTTCATTTGTTTCATTCTTTTCTTGTACAATTTGCTGTGTCATAAGAGTACGAGTGTCCTCAATTTCTTTGAGGGCTTTCTTCTCATATGGTGTTAATTCTGCCATATAGTGCGCCTGCCACTCAAAATGTGATTAAATATACTCACATCGAGATGTTGTAAGTTCTCACGAACATTACTTACTGTTTCATCGTGTATGCTTTTGATTGACCGAAATCATATCTACTCACAAGTTCTAGTACACTCCACAGTCGTTAATTCCCATGTAAGCCCACGGTACATACTTACGATTGCTTGATTATGCAACTTCGTAAGTTATAGCATCTCTTAGATTAAGACTGGCATTGAAATCTCTATTTTCCACATAGCCACAGCTGCATTTATAGATTCTATCTGAAAGTTTTAAATCTTTTTTGATAGAGCCACAACAATGACATAGTTTTGAAGATGGATACCATCTGTCTACAATCCTAAGTTCAATGCCGTTATCATCACATTTTACTTTAAGTTTATTTCTAAATTCATAAAATTTCTGTGTTGCAACGGCTTTTGATAGATGCTTGTTTTTCATCATTCCGCTGATATTCAAATCCTCAATAGTAATATAAGACGGCTTGGTTTTTACTATCTCTGCTATTGTTTTGTTGATGTAATCAGTACGGATATTGTCCAATTTATGATGAAGTTTTTGTATCTTGAGCTTTTGTTTTTGTATATTCGCTCTTTGAGTGGATTCTCCTTTCTTTAAATTTTCATACTTACGAGAGAGACTTCTTTGTTCTCTGCGTAGTTGTTTTTCAAGTTTCTTTACTTTGCCAGATTTATTGATGTTCTTATAGGTTTTACCATTAGAAACAATCGCTAAATCTTTCAATCCTAAATCAATACCAATACCTTCATTACTGTTATTAGCAATATTGGTATCAGAAATTTCTACAAGCACAGATACAAAATATCTACCTGCCTTTTTAGAAATCGTGCCACTTTTAATTTTCCATCCATCTTTAGTTGTAGGAATATAACCTTTCTCTTTGAGTTTTACCCATCCAAGAGTAGGAATGTTAATCCTATGTCTTTCACAAGCACAATCTTTTGGATTATTCTTAACAAAATACATTTTTACATCTGACTTATCCTTTTTCTTGTAATTGGGATAGGCACTTTGATGCTTGAAAAATCTCATAAAAGCAGTACATCCATTTTCGATAGATTTCTTTACCGATTTAGAACTTACTTCCTTAATCCATAACTTATCAGGGTTATTAGGAATATATTCATTATTCAACCAAACGCTAAAACTCTTACCACTCATAAACTTTTCACCTTTATCATAAAGTTCTTTGTTATGAGCAAGATAGAAATTGTAGATGTATCTACAAGTACCGATAGTTTTATTTATTTTGACTATCTGTTCCGTTGACGGATTTATTTCCGTCTTGAAGCTCTTTAGCAATTTCCTCATCCCTTTCTATTTGGTTTTTATACTTACGAAGCCCATACAATCTGCAAGAGAACACATAAAGGATTGAAACAATATCCTGTACAAGTTCTTCTTGTGGTGATAGGTCTTCATTGTTTATTACCACAATGGTTGTATTAAACTTCATACAGAATTTTTCAAACCAATCATAGCCGAATCTGATAAATCTGTCTTTATGTGTGACTATGATAGTTTTAATTTTTTGTTCCATTACTTTATCTAATAATTCATTCCACTTCTTGCGGTTGTAATTTAAACCACTTCCATAATCTTCAATACATTGGTCTATAATAATACCTTTAGCATTACAAAATTGTCGTAAAAAAGACACTTGATTTTGCAAATCATCCTTTTGGTTTCTTGTAGATACTCTGGCATAAATAACAGTTTGACGAGTATCATTTTCTGTATTTACGCCTTTAAACTGAAGATATTGGTCATAAGTGTAATAACGCCTATCAGTTGGAGTTCGGTTTGCTTTTAATGTACCTCCTCTGTCCCATCGTTGAAGCGTTTTTACTGAAACACCTAACAATTCGGCAAAGTCTTTTGGTTTATAATTTGTGATATTTGATGTATTCATAATAATATACTCCTTTGAGTATATTTAAACATATCTAATCACATTTGTCAACTCTTTCGATTACTTAGTGCATTCTCCTTTCATTGATTATACATAGTCGATGATTTTGGTTTCCGCACGTAGAAGAGGGAAGTGATATCCTAAATAGAGGATTTTGGCCGTTTAAGGATATCTTTACGACGTTCTTCTGCCAGAGCGTATCCTAGCATTGCCGCAGTATATGCCCTATCATCGTGTAAAATCCTTGCTTTCTCTGGGGTTAGTTCAAATGAATCTTTCCCAGTATCACGTTTTTTACGGACCATATTTACAAGTTCCTCTTTTAATGCGTCTATATTCGAAAGAGATAATTCATCTCTCCAATCTAGTTTTATTGTTTTTGTTTTTACCGATTGAATCTTATCCAATTCCTCTTTAAGTTGTTTTTCAAAATCTTCGCCAACGATTTTTTTCTTTTTTAATTCGTCACTTATTCTCTTTGTTTCTTTATCAATTATTTTTTGATCTATATCAAATACAGTTAAATATCCTTTATGATCATATGATGCAGTAAAGCTAATCTTATTCTGATTAAGCATTTCAATTAAAGATTCATACATAATAGATTTAAATGCCGATGGACTCATAAGATGTATTTTGTTTACGGCATTAGGGAATCTACTTACATACTCTTTAGAGAATTCTTTATCAATCAGTCCTCTATGATTAAGTCCAGCTTTATCTACCCAATCTTTCATAAAGAAATCAGCTATATTAACTCCGCCTCCACCTGATCCTGCATCTATCCAAATACCAATAATATTATCATAATTATCAGTACCACCATCATAATCTAAAATCATTTGTTTAATGTATTCTACCTAGTCTGGTGTTTGCATTGGAGATTTAATTTTCTTTCCCACATCAATCAAATTTACACAATTAACAATTCTTGCTTTCTTTTCCTTGTTCCCATCAGGAAGTGGCGATTCATAAAATTCTGCAACAAGAACAATAGAATTATCATACTGCCTTGCGGGATCATAAAATAATGCAAACTTTTTTTCACCTGTATCATTCTCGTGAAGAGGTTTCCTTACTTCTTCATTTCGAGTAATTGTTCCACGCTTTACAATAGCATCTGCACCAGCCTCAGTTGTAAATTGACAATAATACTCTCTTCTAGCTTTTTCTGGGTTAGTTCTCATCTCTTGTTCAACAGTAGAACGAGAAAGAAGAGGAGCAATTATTTCCCCATGGAGTGTAGGTTTAAATGCTATTTCGCAATCTAAATGTAAAACGCAATAATCAGGATCTCCCATTATTTGACGTTTAGCAAAATCTCTATATAATGCATAAAATTTAGTATCAGTCGAACTAGCAGAACTAATAAAGAATTTTTGGTTAGGAATATTAGTAGCGAAAGTCCTTTGTCTAATTGGATCAATTGATTTACCACTAGCATCCTTACCAGTTTTGAAACTTTTATTAACAATAGCAAAAGCGGAATAAACGTTAATCATCTCTTCGGAAAGAAATCCACTTTCATCAAAAATTACTGATCCTCTTTGCATATGTTACCTCTTAGGCTTTTTATCCTAAGATTCTTATGGTTATCTTTCCCATAAGGTCGGCATATCTTTTTTCCTACGTCATAACACGTTTAGGCGACGCTGACTCTTGGAGAGATTATATTCTGCAATACAGGTTCACCCTCTATGCTCTGCGTGTGACTAAACTTTTAAATTTAGCCTTCCACTCGGGTTGGCATTCCAGCGTTCCCGATTTCTTCAGCGTTCTTACTTTCATCCACATATTTCTATGCGGCGAGGCCATCTTGAGAATCATATTTTTGTTTAGCTTTTAAATACTTTTTATATTTTCTATCCAAATATATCGAACAATCTTTATACATATAATCAAGAAGTTGTATCTTATCAGAATTTTTATTTATTGTAGGTCTATGGATAATAATCCCATAATCGTCTATATATGAATAATCATGAATGTCAATATTATTTAATTTACAAATGTTAATAATATCATCATTTAATCTCTCGGAAGCAGTAATAAAACTCACACCAAAACTTTTGTTAGACAAACAAAAACAACCATCTCCATCAAAATATCCACGGAGATAGTGCCTAATTAAATCATGACGAATATTAGGTATTGTAAAATCATATGATTTATTATTCGAAAATCCAAGTTCTACCAATGTATCATACATAATAATAGAAAATATTCTAATTACGCACATATGATTTAATTTGTTTGGATTTGGAGATAGTGTACATGGTCTCCACCTATCTGTAATCATATAATTACCGCCCAATGATTTATTAAACTTTTTCAAATGCTTAATATCACCATGCTGCAATTCGATACCTACAACTCCAGCTCCAGTTTTTTCATTTTTACTAATCCACCCATCAGCAGTTAAAAAACCGAGCCAGTAAGCTTTTTCTTCTGTATCAATTTCATCAAAGTAATGGTAATCACAATAATATGGATATTTCTTTAACCCCATACGAGAAGCTTTTACCTGAACCGCATCTTGACTACGATGTAAGTACTCTGCGATCTCTTTTCGAGTCATATTCATATAATTATCTTTAACAAATTGTAATTCCCAATCTTCCCATGGAGTTTCTTTTTTATATAGATTTAAATCAAAACATTTTGCTCGAACTGAACCTGGGGATCGATTAATGTGTAATCCCATTTCTTTATGAGACATATCTAGATAATTTTCTTTAATATAATTTATTTCACTAATAGTCCAATTTTCATGTCTTATAAGACCAAGATCATCTCTTCTGGCATTAATCGATTGAACAGTTCTTCCTAAATAATCAGCTATCTGTTTTGAAGATAATTGAATATAATTATTTATTAAATACTCGTCTTCTTCTTTCGTCCATGGTTTATGTGGCTGTTTTATCAACCCCATCTTGCCAGCAGCATATTGTATACTATTAACACTCTTGCCTAAAAATGACGACAATTCATTATTTGTTTTATTTGCATAATTGTCTTGTATATACTTTAAGTCGCTATCACTATAACCTTTAATTTTTATCATTATTCGTTCTCCTTTAAATAATTGAATAATAAAAAAGATTAGCAAATGCTAATCAGAAAAATCGACCTCTTTTGCGGTCTATATTACTATTTAATGTCTAAGTAAAAGACCCATTATAAGTTTCAAATTTAAACCCATTTGGATTATGACTAAAACCATCTCCTCCAGCATTGGGTATCACAATCTCATCTTTAAATAGTTTTCCAGTCGAACCTACGAATTCATCAATATTATCATTGGCGATTTTCTCCAATGTCATAAATGTCTATTCTGCCTAAGAACCTGATCCACTTGCAATATAACACCAGTAATTGGTAAACAAGCTATCCTTTGACATAAGCATAATATCAATTGATGTACTCTTTCCAATACCACGGCTGCAACATGCAAGTACATTTGGACAATTCCATGCTCGTTGTATTAGCAATGCCTATGCATCTAACATTTCAATATTGTACATTAAATCAATCCATTTAAGTGGATTACATTGGAAGTATCTCTGTAATTCAGATATTACTAACAATGAATCAATCTTACGCTATGACATTGGATAATTAATTGGCTTTACAAATATGCCATATTCTTGATAAAAATCTTTATCATAAGGAAGATCCATATCTATAGGTAATAAATGTTTATTCATCTGCATCTTCCTCCGAATCAATTATTTCATCATCCATATTCCCAAATACTGAATATGTGTCTTTGAGATCTATATAACCCATTTCAGGAACAAGATTCTTTTCTTCAAGGTAATCTTTTAAATCAAGATTTTCACGCAATAATATTCGATTTATTTCTTTATACTGATCTCTCTCTTTGCGAAGAGCCTAATTATCAACTCTCATAGTAGCAACCATATCAGACCATTCAGATTCATCAAGAGCAAGTTGCTTCATTATAGAAGCATCAGATATTTCTTGAACTTGTTGCATACCTCGACAAGTAGCAATATCAAATCCGTTAACTTCCGCGGAACGCAAGTTGAGATCTTTGATTTTTTTAATCTTGCCCGTCCAAGTATTTTCACCTCTGATAGAATTCTTACTATTTTTTAAAGAAATACAACTTTGCTCGGCAAGTTTGGTTGCACCCTGGGTAATTTGATTCTTCATCTGTTGTAATGCTCTAATAGTTGAGATGTTCTTTTCAGCATTCCTCGGATCTGATGAGAGAGAAGCAATCATATCATCAATATTACTTAGCTGAAGAAAGCTTCGAACAATACTGATAATAGATGAAGTCCTCATCATATCATCATTGCCTTCCTCAGAAGAATCCAAAAATCCAATAAGCTGTGAATATAAAAACGGCTGATCAGACAATTTTTCTTTTTCAAATGGAAGATATCCTAACAACCGCAATGTATCATCTTTGTTTTTTTCAAACTGCTCAATAATTTCTTGATCTTTGGACATAGCAGTACTAGAAATATCATCAAGAGACAACATGCCTCCAGTATAATTATCAGATTCTTTATATGTATAAGTCGCCCAGTTAACCATTTGAATATTCTTTATATAAGAAGTCCAAACATTATTCTTTGATTTGCCAGTAGCTTGATTAGCAGCTTCAAGTAATGAAGCCTCCCAAACCGAATCAAGCATTGGTTTATCAAGAAGATAACAAGCATTATCCACAGATTTCTTATCTGGCTGTTGTTTAACACCATCAACTATAGGCATTGCAACATCTGCGGCGCATTGCTTACACGCAGTAGTGATACCACTTGCTTGTCCTGGTGCTGTTGATACATAGAAATCCGATTTCTTTTTTACTTTATTACAATGTTGGCACGTATAGAAATCAGAACCAACTCCAAGTGCTTCAAGACATCGAAGCTAATCTTTAGGTTCCAATGTTTCAAATTGTTCTTTTATCTAATCTATTACTTTATCTATTTGTTTAAGAGCGGTAACCTTCTGGTCAACTCGCTTCTTTGCTGTAGGCATTAGTCACCGCCTCCTTTTTATCATATTTGTTAATCTGCGAATTTTACATTTCTCGCAGTTCTCGTATGGCTACGACACCCAATAGAAAAGTAGTGGGTTAAAGCTTCCGACAGGAATCGAACCTGCAATCCATTGATTACAAATCAATTGCGATACCTATTTCGCCACAGAAGCAAAAAATCAACCACTATAAAAATAATCAATTCTCATGTTTATTTACAAATCGAATATGTCCGACTTGAACGGCTCCCCAACTTCCCAAAAGTCGTGTGCTACCATTACACCACATACTCGAAACAAAAAGGGGCATAAGTAAAAACCTATGCCCCTTATATTTAATCTATATTTTCAATTCAATAACAAAAGCGCGGTAAAAGCCGCGCCTTAGAAACGTGTTTTCTTTCACCCTTTCAGGCTATCCAGTTTGTGGTTCCCACGTAACCCCCCGTTGGGCTCTGCAAAACACCGCATTCTGGAACGGCACCCGCTTCGTAGCCCGAGATAAGCTCAAGTCTTATCTTCTGTCTGCATTGTAATCTGAGAAAATACTCCTGTCAAGTTTCATGGAGGATTTCAACGAATGATTGGAAAACCGTCCTGAGACCTCCGGGACCCGCAAACCCGCCAGCCAGGCGGCTTTTTCCCACTGTAACTTGGGGGAAGAGTGGGAAATCCGGCCCCATCTATACGGAAAACCGCGATTTTTCCAATAGATGGGACACAATTCAGATGCAATTCCGGATCCGGGCGGAAACTTGTTCAGGATTTTAACTCTATTCGATTTGCCTCATACACTTCTGTATCGCCTGACGCTCTTTATCACTCATCGCTGTATCCATCATCTCTTGAAGTTGATCTAACATCTGGTCTTTGCCATCAGCATATGAATTCATACCTCTATAAGAATTCATATTACCACGGTAATATCTGCCACCTCTACGGCTCATACCTCTGGTAGATCCACCATTATCATAATACATATCATTGGGGTAATACATGATCTATCCACCATAACCTCTCTGTGAATAACCTTTTTCCCCTTCACTCATCTCGATTTCTTCAATGTCTTTAATGGCATCTAAAAGCTTTCCAACACTCTCAAGAGATCCAGCTGTAATTTCACCCTAATCAGCGATTTTATCTATTTCACAATGAAGCATTTCTTTAAGTTTATTTAATGATTCCATAATTCACCCCTCCTTATGCTGTGCGTTCCACAATAATATTTGCGTTAATTACATCAGTAGCTTCCGTCCCAGTATTCTAGACAGCAATTGTGTAGCAGCAACCACGAGGGATAGTAATGTAAATCGACTCATAAATATTCCAATAATCACCAATCGCAGCAGGAGTTACAATTGCCTAACTAGTCGGAATTGGCTCCCCATCAATGGCAAGAGCCAAAGAGACTGGGGCAATAGCTGCACCAGTAGCTAGTGCAACATTCGCTCCAAATGATACTTTGTATTTTGCAGCGCAAGAAGAAGGATTGTTAACAATTCCTCGTAAGGTGAAGAGTCCAGATCCTGCCCTATGCCAAACATACCCACGGCGACACGGATCAACATCATCAGTAAACAAAACATTCTGCCCAGCAGCAACTGTCTGAACAGCATTCGCTACATACTCAGCCATTGTTCAACACCTCCTTAATTAAAAGGAACCGCAACCACATGCATTATAGCCACCACAGCCGCATCCGTTAGGATTCTGTACAACGTATGCAGGAATAGGTGTTGGGTTTAACGCCTGACGAAGAGTAGCAGTCTGAGCTGCGTTATCAGCTAAAAGCTGACCAGTCTGAGCATTCTGAGAAGCAGCAAGGTTAGCAAGATTAATCTGAGTCTGAAGATTTGCATTCTGGGTCTTCAGAGCATCAAGCTCCTGCTGGCACATTTTATCAAGAATAGCCTACGTATTCGCATTGCTCTGAGCAATGACATCACGAAGAGCATCAGTAACAGCTGCACGATCAGCACATGCTTCTTGAGCAATTGTTGCATTTAAATTAGCAACGGCTAATCTGTTTTCACAACAGCAATTCTGCTGTGCCATAGCCATATTAGACAGCTGAGAGGTAATATTGGCTGTCTGATCATTAAGCGTTTGAAGGACATTCGTCTATGCATTGCATCTGGAAACCTCTGCGTTCGCAAAACCGTTAGCTACGGAAGAAGTAAGACCATTGATCCCACCCATAACAGCAGCCTGATTAAATCCATCCTAAATGCCAAGAGGATAGCCATAATTACCATAACCATTACCTCCGCCGTTTCCATATCCACCATTTCCCCAACCGAAAATAGCAAATAAGAAAAGGATAATAAGCCACCATGATCCATCCGCACCAAAGGTACCCTAATTGTTACCAGTAACGGCTGCGATATCCGCAGGAGACATACCATCAGTCAAAGCCATAATAAATTCTCCTTTCAAAATTGAAAAACATACAATAAGTTTATATATATAATCCTCGCGAGGAATTATATCATATTAATTATCTGCTAATCATCTTTTGAAATTGCGTTGCCATAGCTTGTAATTGATTAAACTGATTTTGAGTCATTTGTCCAGAATTAAGCATATTCTAAACTTGTTGTTTTGGATCGCCAGAAAATGATTGCTTAAACTAATTAAACTAGTTCATCATCTGCATGAAATTTCCAAAACGACCAGACATCTATAACATATTATTACCAAACATACCAAAAAGAGGATTACCCATTGTTATTCCTCCTTTGTTTATTACTTCCAGAAGTGTTTTGTTTATTTATATTATTATTTACAATATTGTTTTGTAATTTGTTTTCTATCTTATCTAATCTTTCTTCAATTTCTTTGATTCTATCAGTTGATTCTTCATTTTGTACAATTTGAGTATCTTTTCGCTCAACTAAATCATAAATCAATAATGGATCTGGAATGCCACTTGTATTTACTGATTTAACATATAATACAGGTGCTTCAGAATCCATTAATAAAACTTTGTTATTTGGGGCTAATGGATATGCCTTTGCTCCAGCTTCACCCTATACCCAAATAATTCCGATATTATTCTGCTATTGCTATAAAACGTTTGACTAAATATTATTCGTTTGTGGAATAGTAGTAGCATAATTTGTCGCATTCTAATATGATTGCGGCATCATATATTGCTATTGCTGATTATATGAATATTGTGGATAGTTATTTTGCTGATATCCATTCTAATAACTATCTGAGAAACCATTGTTATAAGCCATTGATTTTACTCCTTTCTCCAATAGAAATCTGGAATTTCCTATCCAGAATCCCATGAGTCATAATAGTTACCATTCTTTACAACAACTACATGCCCACTGCTTGATCCATCTATCCCGAGAATATATGTTCCAATTGGATGATCAGTACAAAAATCTTTAACCGTATAACAATTCGGACATGAATCTGGTATTAAATATTTTTTAAATCCTTTTGACCTTAAATATTCTCTCCATACTCGATTCGCCGATGGCATATCACTCATCATAAATCCATATATCATTATATTCATATATGTCTATTCCCACGAGGAGTCAGTAGCTTTTGATATTGCACGAATTACACAATCTCCTACATGCAAACCCTATGGATTTGGATTGTAATACACAAAAGCCATTTTGCCCACTCCTCATAAAAATAAAAATGCACATCTCACCAGCTAAAGATGTGCATTTACTAAACCGATTTGCTGGTAGGTTTTTATTATTTAAAAATATGTTCGAAAAAATCTTTAATTGTACTTACAAATACTTTATCCGTAGAAGATACAAAAATTTCACTGTGTCCACTATTACCATGATAATCATTTGCATAGGTATAATAATGATTTTCGCCTTCTCCACAATTTTCACAGCCTTCACAATTCTCACAACATTTATCATCTTCAGGCTTATTATATTCTTCTTCATTAAAACTTCCAAAAATAAAAAATTGCGGATCAAACTCTCTAATATATTTATTATTCATTACATCTTCAATATATTGGCATTTACACGGAAGGTCAAACTGAATAAATGTTATTGTATCCGTAGCAAGATAAACACCCTTTTCTCCCAATGCTTTATCTATATTTAATCCATAACAATTATCATGATTATTAATTGTTATAATATATGCATCATCATATCCATAGCGATCAAGGTCAATCGATTCAATATTATAGATGTCATCATTAATCGCATAATAAAGTACTTCTTTTGCAGTATCTTCATCTGCAATAATAGAAATACAATCTAGCTCTAAATCCTACGCAAGATCTGTAACTTCAATTAAAAGATCTTCTGCATCACAGACACATAAAACACCATTTTTTTCGCAGAAATTACAATCCATAATTAAGTCCTCCAAATTAAACAGCACTCTTCAGGTCTCCAAGAACCTTAACCTTGACCTTCTTCTTGGCAGAAACACTGATTGCTTCACCGGTCTGAGGATTTCTTGCGGTTCTTGCTGCAACATCTCCCACAGAAAACTTTAAAAATCTAGGCCATGTAACTTCCTCACCTTCTGCCATACAATCTGAAATCATTTCCTTAATAGCATTTAAATATGCATCTGTTTCCTTGAGCGTGACATCAAACATCTTGTCACCATTCTTATCCTCATAATTACGTACAATTTCAGTAACTCTCTTTACAAATTCATTCTTCTTCATATTTATTTTCTCCTTTTCTTCCTAATTAGTTTTTATTAAAGTTCCACTGGAAATACACCATATATACTTCCATCTTCTTTAGTGACTAAGACAGTTTGAGATGGGACACCAGTTAATCTCTTTGATCTTGTGTAATCATCACCTGATCCACATAAGGACCCACTCTGAACTACCTTAATCCCAGATACATCAATCATCGCAGGATAATGCATATGACCAGTTAAAATACAATATGGGGTTTCTTTTGCCCATAGTACTAATTTACCAATTTCTGTATCATTAATTCTGGTATAATCTCCGTGTTGTATAAAGTATGTTTTTTTGCCTACCTTAAAAATTCCTAGAGTATCATCATATGTTTTTCCGTATACTGTTACATTATTTCTATTCTTCATGGCGATACTTACAAACCATGGAATTAATTTATCTAATCGTTCAGAAAGTAATGCATCCTCTGCATTCTTCTCTAATCTGCTGTGATTACCACCCACAGAATATACCGAGATAGAAGAGAAGATAAAAGATAACTTCCCAATAAATTCAGATATTAACATACTTGCTATTTTTACTTGTTCAATAACATCTTCCTTATTTGTTACAGAAATTCTATTGTGAATATTCCCAGAGATCAGATCACCTAATAAACATATGTAGCATTCACTACACTTATTCTCCTGCGCTATAGTTGTAATCTCATAGAGATATTCTCTAAGACGATCAACGGCAATTTGAGAATCATACTTTCCATCTGCTGTATCAAATGACTGACCTATATGTAAATCAGATAGACATACAATCATTTTATGCTCACTTGACGTAGGCTTTGGGTAATCAATATTTGGGAAATGCACATCCGCTATATCATTAAGAGAATTGCTTAATTTCTCTATTGTTGTTTCAAGCCGAGCTTGTTCTCGTAATCGTTTATTTAAGTCTAAACGCTCATCATATAATTTCCGCTTTTCTTTCTGAATCTCTTGCTTTTGAATTGTTAATTCTTTAAAATAATCATCATCGTTATATTTAGAAAAGATTTGATCATATGCATCTTTCAATAATTTATATTTCTTACGATAAGCAGATTCCGTCCATTCTTCATCTGGATCTCTAAGCTGCTTATTCATGATATCTGAAAGTTCACTCCAAGTCATATTTATGACACCATCATCCCTAAGTTTTCCAAGACGATATATGTATCCGAGTTCGCTTTCATCTATTTGTTTTTTTAACGGTTCTATCATTCTCTGTTATCCTCTTCGGGTAGCAAGACTTGGATTTTAATAGTAAAATCTTCTACTCCACTTGGGAGAGCCTCTCTTATTCTGTCAGCAATACTGCCATTCTCATCTACTAAATATCCATTACTAATTGAAACGCCTTCAACTTTTATGTTCCTCTTCGGTGTTGTGATTTTTGGTTGAGTGTCTTTATATGTGATCATATTTCTTTCCTCCTAATAATTATGGATTATTCAGCAGTAGTAGATATTACCTTATTATCTTTCTTTTCTGCTGCTTTCTTGCGTGATCTCTCATCATTTAAATCATTAATTGTAGTATTGAAATCATTTTCAAATTTCTCCGTCTTATTAAAGACAAATACGGTTCTCTTGGGATCATTCTTGTCAGCCTTGATGTCAATGATTTGATCGCCCATCTTTAACAATCTCCTGGCAATCTGCGGTGAAAATACAAGTTTCGAGTTATTCATTTCTTCGTTCATAATTTAATTATCTCCTTTGTAAATATTTTTTTAGTGTATTTGAAATCACACAGAATGAGAGAGCAGTCTGTGCGTTAATTGCGGGACCAGGAATTGAACCTGGGGAGAGTAGCTTATGGGGCTGCTCGGAGTCCGTCTCTTCCCGCTATATAACCTATGGAAGCTATCCATAGGTACACGGCATACGCCGTGGCCTTCGTCAGGCAAAAAACAAGACACGCCACCGTACATAAGATGGGACTACTGTGAGCCTCGTCACCAAATTGTTTCATCCTAAAAATCTGACTTGTAAATTTTGCTGTACATGTGTCTTTAATGAAATGCCGGTATATGAAGCCTACCGGCTAGGCATTAATGTTTTAGACCAGACGTTTAACCTACCCTACGTCCAAAGGTATATAAATTTATCTAATCATGATCCCATACTTATTACCCGCACTCGGCAATAGCGGGGGAGAGTAGTCATAATCTAATTTTCCTCTCTCATAAGTTAATATATTGTCGATATTGCATAACCCTTATTTTATTTGGGTTTTAGAGAGTTAAATAATTACTGCGGTATATACGGTTTCCTTAAAAAACATGAGAGAAAAACATCTGGATTTACTTCATATAATATTTTCAATAATAGTGGTCTGTTTTTAGAAATAATTTTTGACATTTTTGCAGCGTTTGGAATCATGGATTTTTTTATCATAAATGCTCTATTAATTAACCAATAAACTAAACCACCATAATTTCTTGATATGTTGATCGTCCGTATTTTTTCTACTAACTCTTCGAAATCACTTCGCAATAAAATAAAATCATTTGAATCATAACAATTATCTGCTTCTTTTCTCGTTGTTTTATAATTTAATAAAGAATAATTTTCTATTAATTGTTCTACTTTTTTATTCGTTTTTCTATTACCAACATTCTCTGGACTGATTATAAAATCTGAAAATGGAATAGTTTTCGTTGTTTTTTTAATACTTCCTACTTTAAGATCCTGCAAATAATTCATGGGGCAAATTAGCTCATTATTTATTCTATCAGAGTCAAATCCATGCTTGATTGTTTTCCAAAATTTTGGATACCCATGAATGTCTATATCCATATCATCTTTTATTTCTTTGATGGATTTCGCAATGTCAATATTGAATCTTCTTTTCGCCGAATCAATACTCGCCTGAGCAAGTACACTTAATTCTGCCACATAATTATTATATTTTGGATCATCATAGCAATAAGTATATGTCTGTGCAATTTGTGCAATATTTGAAGACTCTCCAATATCTCTCTGTGATCCAGCTAATAAATTATCCATTGAAGCAAAATCTTCCATTGAACTTGTATATGTGTTGGTATCTTTAGGAATGTTATTTACAATTGTCGGATATTCTAAATAACACTTTGCAGCATGTCTGACTATGTCTGCTTGATTAGTTACATACATGCTATCTGAATCCTGATCTGATCCATTGTTACGATCTTGGAAATCTGTACCAATCATATTTACCGCAATTATTTGTTGCGAAAAATTAAAGTATTTATTAATCCTTCCTTCAAGTTTATTATGTAAATAACTCATGTTGAATCTGCCATTAAATGGACTACGAAATCCAGCTAAGTATTCACCATCTGGGAAACGAAGAGTATAACATTGGATAACGTTATCTTCATGAATTAATGTATTATCTAAATCACAATCTGCTTGATTTCCAGAAGCACCATATATAAGCATTGCATATGGCGATCCAACAATAACAAGATTATCCCCCTTCTGAAGTAATTCCCCACTTTTTATATTTAATAAATAATTTGATAGAATATCTGTTTTTCTTTTTCTGTAATATGAACTTCTTACAAAATCAGAATTCCATTCACATAACTTTATTAACACTTCATAATCATTCGCAAAATTTGTATTTTTGCGGAGATATTCCTGAAATGCTGAATCATCATTCTTTAACAGCTGAATATAATCGACTGTTTCCTGACATACATTTGAAATAGTATCAACATCCAGAGAATTAACAATTTGATAACTCATTTTTTGATATTCACCAAGTTTGCTTGGATGAGAATATTTTACTACTCCGAACATACAATCATTTTTATGAACCCATTCACACCAATATTCATAGCTAATATCCATCTTCATCCATTTGACAGCATTCGTGGTGGTTATTAGTTCAATATCTTTCAAATAATGATCATTGCCCCAATAATCTTTTACTGTTCTTGTTTCATAATCCCATCCGTTCTCTTTACACCAATCCCTAAAAAACATTTGGATGTTCGCATGAAATGCAGCCATCTTTGTGAAGTGATGCCTTAGTAATACATAACCATTTGCCCATTCTGGGAATATAGAAGTATCTATTAATGCCTGACCATCAAATAGAGTATTCTTCAATTTGTATCTGTCAATCCATTTCGTCTGGCAATGCTTGTTTTCATCTGTTTCAACACTAACAACATTTCTGGTAAAAAATCTATCTACATCCTCTAGTATAAGAATGTTTTCTGGATTGATTTTAACTCTGCCAACAATTCCACTGGAAACAAGTGGAGCATATGCAGATACCTCAACTATTTTTGCGTTTTGCTCTGGTAATTCTATTCCCATATATAAGAAGTTGTGAGCAATGTCATATAACTCATCTCGGATAAATGTACATGTCCCTTTCTTGGCTTTTCCAGTTGATCTATAAAGCATTTTGTAATGAATCGTTTCTGTCTTTATTATTTCACCAGACTTATTGAAAGTATTATATGTTACATTGACACCTTCTATATAACAGATACGACGTATTTCCTGAGTCGTTCTTTTCTGATATAATGCTTTGTTTTTATATGTGTTTTCTATGAGTTCGTTTGTCCTATTCCTATTATTCTGAGCTTTATTAAGTAAGTATTTGTCATTATTCAATTCTGCCTTTTTGTAATCAGATAGGAATTTTTTCGCATTCTTTTTCAAATGGGCAATTTCATCTTCATAGGATCTGGTTCCGTAATTAAATTCGAGACATATCACATCCCTTGTTGATCCGTCTTTCCAGACATTTAACCCATTCTCTAAAAGAAAATCTAAAAATAAACTGTTTACCAGCATCGCATCCTTATATTCGAAATGAGTACGTAATCCTAAATTGTATTCAATGTTAGTGGATGCTTCAATGTTTTTGATCTTTACTCCATATTCACTGATACTTCATCACTCCCTAATTGTTTTTTGAAAATATAGTTGTATAATTCTTCTGCTGAAGATATAAGAATTTTTTGACCGTTTACATCAGTACATATATTTTTATTTTTTCCACGACCATAATTATTCATAATACAAAATTCTTCCAGTATCTCTTTATATGATTCATCCGGTAATTGTAATTCTAGTAGCCTTAGAACAGTTGCATTATTATCTGGCTCTATTAGAAAACCATCTGCATTATACTTTTTATATAATCTGTTCTTATCATTTTGATAATCTTCAATTAGCATCATTGAATTTATTGCATTAACAAAATCTGTTTTATTAATCATGCCTGATTTATGACCCCCCTAACAATCATCCTTATAAATTTTGTGGCCATATCTGATCTTGGATGTTTATATATATAATTACTTCCTACATCTTCAAGCATTGTAGTTAATTCTTCATCTAGACTATCTGATTTCCATTTATTACAACGGGAACAAACACAACGATAGTTATTTATATTGTTTACTCCACCTCGGTTTAATGGAACAATATGATCTATTGTAAAATTATCTACATCTAATGGTTTTCCACAAATTTGACATATTCCATTATCTCTTTTATAAATTAATAATCTCATATCTTGATGAAGTGATTTTCTCTTTGTCTTCAAAGAATCACATGTATTTATCTTTTTGAGATTAGCCTTAGACAAGATTTTCTTTCCAAAAATATCAACAGTTTCATATTGGTCATTTATAATGATCGTTTTTCCCATGCTTAATAGTAGATCACCATGACATCTGATATATCCATCCGCATCAGCAGCTGTTTTAAATGATCTCGCTTTATTTATGGTATTAGTTATAATGTTATTATCCCCAACAAATTTGGTTGCGTTAGTGATTATATAATTCTTGCCGGAATTAGAAGAGAAATACTTCTGAACACACCACTTATCAGAGTTTAAGAATTTTATTGTGGCCATAGCATTATCTTCTTTAAATCTCTTTGCCTGGGAGATTGGACCACCAATGATGATACTTGAATCATTACTGCAAGTTAAATATCCTTCTCCATTAGTAATATAATATCTTCCCATTACTTCCCCTCCGCAATAGCCTTAATGATTACCATCAACGTTTCATCTTGTGCAATTAAATATGCTTTTGAACAATTTGAACAACCATAACTTCTGGCTAATTCATTTGCGAGTTCTTTGAGATTTTCTCCACACCGTTTTTCAATTTCTTTATATACTCTCGAAGCAGCAGTAGTGTAAACAATACCTTCTCGATCTGCTACAGCTTGAATACAACTACGTACATTTTCTGGTGTAGACAACAATTCCTGTGATTTATAAATGGGTTTTGGAGAAACAATGTTCTCTACTGTATACTTTTCTGGATAATACTTTTTGTGTAAAGATTTAATTATCTCCTCAGTTTTACCACGCAACATTTTACTCTCAGCAATCATATTGATTTTTGCTTTTCCGGGATGACTCTCGGAATATTCGGTATACATGGAATCCAGATCTACACCATCTTTACGGAGTATTTTATATATTTCCCTTAATACAACCCTCGAATCCCCATTAACTTTTTTACTTATGATCGCTGCGGATTTCCATACCTTTCTTAACCATGCATTAACATCTTGGCTTGAGGTAACATTAGTAGTAGTAACAGCATTACGGTTATTCACAATACTAACAGGAGTTCTCAAAGCATTACACAATGCATTTTCTAATTTCGTACTTTGTTCTGCGGAGGATGTGAGAACATTTGTAATTACCTCGAATCCTCTTTCCATTGCATCTAACCGCTTATCTATAGAAGTAATGAAATCCTTTGCTCCATTAACGAAGTATGTGAAATACAATGCTAATTCTTCCCGGGAGAGAGGAGTGGAAGGATCAGTAATTGTGTTTCCACTGTGTAATACATGATCACGGTCAACAGCATATCCCTTCTTTCTAATAGAAGGAAGTACTTCGCTGGTTACCCAATGCTTGAACTTCTTCGCAGCTGGAAGTTTACTGGAAAGAATCAGACTGTAGAGTCCAGACTCGTTAATTAACCATCCTCCTCTTTGTCCCAAACTCGATAACGATTCGTTATTGAGTTTATCTTCCTCATCTACGTGGTCGTTTAAAGCCTTGCTGGCATTCTGATAACCAAGTATTGTTGTTACATCTTTCCCAACGAACCAGGGTTCTTCGTTAATCATCATGCTGCGGAGTGGACCAAAATCTTCGTTGTTGAATGTTTCAATAGTAGTATTCATCGTTTTAGAATTTTCTTCAGTTACCATAGAAATAGTATCCTCGCTTTCTTTTTTGAATCTAATCTAATTACATCCTTTATAACAATGAGGAAAATACTCCCATAAAATATGTAGTTGTAGTAATCTACAACGTTGTCAAGGTGCAATTAAAACTATTTATCATTGTAATGATAGCACCTCGTGATCTATTTGTCAACTATAAATTTTAATTAACATCAAAATATTTTCTGTGTGCAAAAAATAAAAACATTGGTGTCCTTGGGAGAAAATAACCATTCTTGTATAGATCTTAAATTAATACTTGAATACCCCATGTGCCTATAGCCAAATCTCTATACATTTATGAAGTGCTAAATACTTATACCCCCTAACTGTTATTATATATATATATAACAAATAGGGGGTATAACTATCTGCCATAATATAGATATATTATAATATGTAATGTTAAATACATTATAATCTAATTATTAACATAATTATATCTAATAATATATATAATATTATATATTATATTAATATATGTTATATGTAATAACTAAATATATTGTAATATTAGTTATTATATATATAAAGTAATATTACTCACTACGTTCGTAATATTACTTTTACGGCCTGACCTAAAGGTCATACCGTAGTTGAAATCAATGATTAAAAAATTTAGTTTATTACCTGCAGAAATTATTTAGTAGTTAACACGGAAAATTCCACAGTATGTATAATTCGTTAATTTAAAAATGTGGTAGCATAATGATTATCTGTGTTTTCGAATAGTTGACTTGCTTGATTTTACCCATGGGTTTTGGGATGGTAATAATAAGTGATATTTAATAATACCCCCTGCAGAAACCTTCGATTTCGCTTCGCTACATCTTCAGGTACGCCCCCATTAATTACACTAATGGCTAGATCCATTTAATGTAATGGGGACTTTCTGCTTTCAATATTCTACATTGAGTATTAAATTCGTGTTTGAGTCATATTTTTATTGGGCAAAACATTTGAATATTTAAAATGACATATAGAGTATTATATATTGGAATTTTAAATATTCATTTGTTCCACCCAATAAATCATTGATCTACAATAGATTTTCAACAATTATCAAACAATGAATCCAGTTCTTCAAATACTGCCATGTCTACCATCTGATTTAATGTCACATATTCTTTTTTATTTCCTGTTCGAATTAATTCATTAACTAATAATTCTTGAGCAGCTAAATATGTATCTGGTGGACAGAAATTATTTAATCCGTTAATTATAGTTCCAGTCTTCTGATATTCTGAGTCTATTATTTTATTGTATTGCTTTACTCCGTTGTCATAGATTTTATGTGCTTCTTTATTGAGATAATTGGATACTTCACTGTTAAGTAATGCTTTCTGAAGATCTATCTCTGTCTTTGGGATCGCTTCTATTACATTCTCTTTGTTATATATAATCTTAATTCTGCGGTAGAATCCATTCCATTGGTGTTTATCATATAAGATGTCTATTACATCATCAAAGAATTCTTTTTGCCTGAATGATGAGTATACCTGGAATATTTTTTCGTATCCGTATTTTTGTAGAACTTCACGCTCTGCTTTAAGTATTTCTTCCTTGTCTTCATCTGTTCCAGTGAACCATTTTCCATTTTTGTCTTCAATTATTGTTTCTTCTGACCAGTCTATTAATCTTCTGGCTTTAAGATTATTGAGAGCTGATTTTAATATACTGGTTAATTTCTTTTTGCTTCGTTGATAGAAGTGGTTTACTTCATATTGAGTAAGTATTGAATTTGATTTCTCTAAAGTGCTTTGTTTGACTCGGTTGTATCTATTGTTGATCATTCCTAGCAGCATCCACAATTTTTGTTTCGTGAATGTTTCAACATGTCCATATCTGTTAGCGAGATATTGCATTAGAATTAATTCAATGTATTGACTGTACACTGAGTTGTTTCCATATTTGCGGCCATCTGATACTGGCAGTGGTTTATCATAGATATCTGTGATTTCGAATAATCCACGACCTACCTTCTCAAAATCGAAGTATCTCTTGAAACTGGATTCTCCAGTAGAAGATAGTTGTGCTTTTTTACTGTCCCCTTCTAGTATAGATGCTCCAATTAATTTACATAGTTCAGGGTACGTTAGTCTCTGTCCTATTTTTAGTTTCTTTGTAGATATAGTTGGCTGTTGTTTTGTATTTTTCTTTGTTGGCATTATGATCCCCTCCTAGTTATTAGTGATATGTAGATAATTAGAAATACTATTTATGATTATAAAGCATACTGCTCTGGGAGTCAATTAAATGTGATCATAATTAGAGCTTGTGGATAACTTTGGAATTATTCGTTGTATGGTAATTAATTATTGAGTTGAACAAGTGTGGATAATTAGTGGATATCTTTTTGGGAATGTAAAACTAGTGGATTGCTGCTGGGTTATTTGTTTGATAGTAACGATAAAAACAGCGATGTTTGAGTTGCTGATGCAATGTTGTGATTTGGTAGTAATTTATTAAATGTTGAAAAATTTAAGTGGTGTGTAGATGAAGGTGCTTAACAGAAATCCCAGGAATTTAGCGGAAAATCCGCAGAAAATACCCCCAACGGTCCTCGGAAGTGTTGCAAAATTGCTATTTTGCCACATTTCAGCGGTTTGTGGTCGGTGTGCTATACTGGATTCAGCCGAAAGGGAACAGCAAACAAGCTGTTCTCTTTTATTTTACTATTTATTTTATAGGGATATATGTATCCCAGAAAGGAGTAACACTATGTTGAATATTGTAATGACGAAAAAGGGTATTGGAACAGTGAATTTTACTCAGAGAAGTGAGGGGGAAATGGTAGATATTACTACCATTGGTGGAGTCACCTTTACGGTAACTCCGAGTGATGCCAATGATATATACAAAGAGTATATCGGTAATGGTTTTACCGTTAAGGTAACCCCAGAGAAGAAGGTAGCATCTCCCAAAAAACCCAATGTTTCGAAGCCGAAAAGGACTCGTGAAGAGTCCCTTACCGAAAAGTATGGCACTAAGGAAGAGAGAAAAGCCTATATGAAGGCTAAGAACGACTTTACTGGTTTCTACCGTAGAAAACTCTGTGGGAAGGTAGCGTTTAATGATTTCCATAAGGCAGTGGAGCAGTGTGTAAAGAATGCTCTTGACCAGTGGGATGCCAATGGCAGACCGAGTTACGAGTGCTAATCGCAGAGGAGATAATTAAATAGTGGATAGATAGATCCCCAGAGGTTACGGCTTCTGGGGATTCATTGTACCCATTATTTATATTCACAAGGAGGTAATTATGAACAAGGAATTATTTAACTCGGCAATTAGAGCAGATATCTGGGATGAGATCTGTGAAGTTTCCCATTACTCCGAGAGAAGAATGAGAAGATTACTCAGATTAACCGATTATGTCGGTTATATTCTGGGTGGCATTATGGTTGCATTCCCAGTGGTCTTTGGGATCATTGGGAATGTAATGATGCCTTGACAGTTGATTCAGTCGATGATTTATGTCATAGATCGTCGGCTGAGATGAACTGTTAAGTTCTGCAAACAATTATATTTATAGCTGACCTAACGGCTAAACGGGGAGAAAGTGAGGAACATTATGATGACTTCATCGTTAAGGAGATGAAGTTCTAAAGTAATTAATCAGATAGAGCCTCAAAACTCTATCTGGTATTTGTAACTGGGTCTACATCCATGGTATCATATCTCTGAAAGGGGGTATCCGTATGGAGGATAATGATATGCAGAAGGATGAGATGCAGAGAATTTTGGATGAAGCCGCTTTAGACGGTAAGTCCGAACTCGAAGCTTATAGACTCTTAATGAGGATTTTGGGAATCCATTACCCAAGACCCAATAATTCGGAACAATCCGAAACATAACTATTGACGCATCTATTAGGTTAACCTAAAGATGTAGGACCCAGTTACTTGAGCCATTGTGTAGAGATACACAGTGGCTCTTTTAATTGGAGTAAATGATTGTAATTAAAAAATAGGAGGATATTAAAATGACACAGATTGAGATGATTCAGACACAGACTACCGTAGAAGACACAGAAGCTATGCTTCAGGATATCTGCACTTACCGCCTTAACGGTGGATGTGGTAAGGAGATTAAGTCCAACTGCTTCAAGATGGTCATGGGAGATAGATGTTCCAGATGCATCATCTCTCAGACAGCAGAGGAGCATAAAAAGTCATTGCTCCGCAAGTAATGTAATGTCTTTGCCAGATTCAGCCTATGAACAATCACTTCGTAGGCTGAGATGTGGTAAAGAATAGGCTTTGCCCAGTTACAATAAGGACTGCTCTGATATAGGAATACCTATATTAACCAGATCCGTACCACACCGAGATGTGGCGATAATGTATCTCGGAAGGAGGATATTATGGCAAAGAAGAACATCACCACTAACGAAGTCACCAACACTGTCAACGTTAACAACAAGGAGGAGAAGAACATGAAGAAGAACAACAATATCACTGGAGCATCTGTGGTCATGACAAAGAAAGGTTGCGGTACGATCACCCTTAATCAGCCGATCATTCACGGAGCTATCTATCTCACGGTCTTCAATGTGACCAGTGAGATCGTAGGGGATGTCGCTGAGAAGGTCAAGGAGTTCAAGGCTGCTGGCTTTGAGATCACTAAGGTGACTCAGCACGAAGCAGTTGCTGCATCTCCGAAGAAGCCTATAACTCTTGCAGAGCAGTACAGAAAGAACCTTGCTGAGATCAATGGCAAGGTCAATGTTGAGAAGAAGACCGCTTCTCCGAAGAAGCCGACAGACACTGAGAAGGTTGCCACTGATAAGGTGACTAAGACCAGAGAAGAGGCTCTGACTGAAAAGTATGGAGATCTCGACACAAGAAGAGCATATGCTCAGAAGAGATCCGCTATTTGGAACGAGGAGGCTTCGAAGATCGCTGAGGAGGTAAAGAAGACTGGTAAGAGACTTCGGAAAGCAGAGTGGAAGAAGCTGATGACAGAGAGAGTAAACGCCAGAATGGAAGAGGCTGTTTAATTATAAAGCACTGTGAAGGAAGGAGAAAATTACAATGGCAGAAGCATGGATCAAGGATATTATGGAAGCTATCAACGAAGCAAACCAGTACAGCGATTCCACAATCTGGGATGAAGCACTGGAGAGTATGGATGAATAATAACTCATATGACTCACAGCTACGATCATTCAGCAGACTACCCTTTTCGAAGACAAGGTTTACTGGATGGTTGGATAGAGTCGAATCTTGAGTTTACTCAGTGTATAAGTCATTGCGATTTGTACACTGAGATAAGTTCAAGAACCCATATGAACTGGAAAGGAGGTGACACTGGTGATTGAACTGATGCAGTTGAAAGATGGTAGTTACAAACTAACCATGAAGTATAATGATTCATCTATTACTGTAGATGAAACATGGTACTTCACGACTTCGATTCCTTCTGATGCTGAAGTTGAGAAGAAAATCTTCTCGATGAAAGTACAGAAGTAATCCAGAGAGTAACTGCTGTCGGTGTAGAGGAGAGAGAAATCTCTTCTCTACATTCGACTGCAAATGAATAAAATTATAGCAACCCATTGACAAACACCTTATATGTATAGTAAGAAAGGAGTAAATTAGAATGAAAGGCTACCACACAGACATTGGTTACATGGGATGGATGAATGGTGAATATAGATTATTTGCCAGTGAAGCAGATTACAGAGAAGCATATGAAGAAAGTGAGGAAGAGTAACATGACACCGAGAGAGAAGCAGATGAGATTCCGTAGGAATTTGAAGGAGACAATTGGATATGCAGTAATTGCAATGATCCCATATCTGATGATCCTTCACTGGATCATTGTTGGGTACTGAAAGTAGGAAAGGGGAAAATTAACATGACATGTAAAGGATGCACAATGAGACACGTTGGGTGCCATGGAACTTGTGAGAATTACATTAAGGAGAAGGAGAATCTCAGAAAAGCTAACGAATGGAGAAGGCAGAAGCGGAAAGAAAATATGGATATCTGTAGGAAGATGGTGTACACGTTCAACAGATGAGAGGAGATCTTATATGTACAAGAACATAATTCTTTTCTGGGACAATGGCTGGCAGGCAGATTATAGCGATAATGGAAAGCGTTTTGCACTTCATCGTTGTTGTTGCCGTACAAAGAAATCTGCTTATGTTATTGCAAAAGAAGAAGTCGATTTCTTAAAGGAAAGGAGCGTACAGCATGAGAACATGGAAATCTGTAGAAATCATTAAGGGAGATGGTGCTGAAAGATTCCGCACATTCCTCAATGGAAAAGGGTTTACATATAAACCCTCTGGATGTTTCAACTACATCCACTTTGAAGTTTACTGCAACAAGGCAGAAACAATGGAAATTAATGATTTCCTCTACAAACTCGCCAGACCAGAAGAGAAATATGTAAACATCGAAACTGGTGATGTTTACACAGAAAGCGAAATCCGCAATCTGTATGAAGAATTCAAGGCAGATTGGAGTGATGTGGAAAGGGAAATCTACTCCAGTTTCGATTATTGGTTGAACTCTGCACTCGACCGCAACGGAAGTTTAAGAAGAATATAATTAAGCGAAAGGAGAACAGATATGTTAACAAGAAAAATTCCTGAAGGATCACTTGACTATCTCGAAGGCAGAATGGAGATCACGGAAGAGCAATTTAACGAATGGTTTGTTGACAAGGCAAATCCGTATTACACCAGAGCAATCAAGAGAAGAATGGGAGTCATTGAGATAAAAGAAGTCATCGTTAATAACAGTTATATTGAAGCAGATATGGATGATGAAGTTATGTTTCCGGATGTTGAAGATGTACAAACTTTTGAAGAAGCATCACTTTGTACTACAGATAATGGAATTATTGTTGACTTGAAGGACGGAGTAAGAATTTATCTGACTATTCAGGCATACAAATGGAAGGAGGATGATTAAATGAAAACACGAAAACCGAGAGCTTATCTTGAGAAGTATAGAACTGGCTATTTTGGATTGGAATACACTTACAGATGGATCGCTACAGATAGATGGAACAATCAGGTAGCAAGTGGAAAAACAAGAAAAGAGTGTGAAACGGAATGCAGACGGAACGGATATGTTCCAGAAAGAGGATGAGAAAATGAGAAAATGGCTTTTGACTTGTAGCATTGATGCTATTGATATTGACTATGAAACAGTCATTGAAAGCGAAATAGAGCCTGATTTTTGGACATGTGCAGACATTGCAAGAGAACATGATTGCGAGTGGTGGGCATTAGAAGAATGCAAATGAAAAACAGCTTTTATAGAAGGGAGATAAAGCCAATGATCGAATGGATTCTTCAGTTAGAAAATCAGAACATGTTACAAGTCCATTATTCAAGTGGATATGACCGTTATATATTCCCCGATGGTTATGGAAACTATGAAACCAATATGACACGACCGCAGCGGAACTTCATGGATAATTCCATAAAGGTAGAAATGCTCAATGCGGACGGTTGGTATAGAAAATTCTACTACTGGTTAGACAAAAACGACCCTAACAAAGGAATTATGTCACAGGTTAAAATTAAAAATCAGTTGTATGGAAATCGGTAATTATTAAAAGGAGATGATTACATGAAAGAATATTGGCCGATGGCAATTATTAAACGTGGAAGAGAATGGGATATTCAGCACACATACGATGCTGCAATGTCTTATGAAAAGGCAATGGATGCAATAAAGATATGGAGAGATGAGTATAAATTCGAGATTATTTCTTTCTGGATTGATGTTACTGATAACGGAAAGAAAATTGAGAGAAGTACTCCGTATGTATATCTTGATCGTGTAAAAGAACTCTGGGCAGATTTTGGAGATGTTCCGATGAATCCTGAAACGGAATGCATCGAAGATTTCTGGGGAAGATTTATTCCAGGGGATCACAGAGAAAAGATTTGGCATTGGTTTGAAGAAACATTCCACGTTAGCGTTGCGGAAGATTTGATGTGATAAAACTCGCCTTTGAAAGGAGATGATTATATGAAGAAAACATATATCATTGATTATGTTGTTGGTAACACATATAAAGTAAAGAAGATAAAAGCGGAAACGGTTGAACAGGCAGTTAAGAAAGCAAGAGTTAAAACGATTGTTGATATTAACATTGAAGAATACATTGTGAAAGACAAGTATCAGCTGAGAGATTTTTAATGACACGTTTTATGAAGGGAGAATCAATATGAATAATCTAATAACGAAAAGAAAAAATTACGGAGAAATAATACAAAGCGCAGATCCATTTGGAAATGTTATTTATGTCTTAATTGATAAAGATGGAAATTTTGTAAGAAGCAGCAATAATTACAATGAATTACATAAAGAATTATATCAGTAATAAAAGACACGTTTTATCAGAAAGGAGAACAAAATGAACAATGTATTTGGAATTACTGGAATCCGTGTTAAGGCAATTGAGGTAGATAAAAATGACCTCACAAAAGTCAATGATTTCCTTGCGGAATATGATGGTAACATCATCGACATTCAGGTTATACCGATGTTTCAGGGGTTTTCACGGTTCGTGATCACCTACAAGGCAATTGAGTAACCCAATAAAAATCAAGTTTGATTATGGAAAGGTAGCAATAAATGAAGTACTTATACGGAATGAGGCTCAGAGGATTCAGTCCCGGTTGTCAGCCGACAAAGAGATTCATAGAACGCCGGGATGATCCGACTGGTAAATACTACGACATCTTGGTTTACGAACGTAGGTTGTCGAACAAAGATCTTCACGACTACGAGTTAGATTATTTAGGAATAGAGAAATAAGGAGGTGATTAGATGAAAAGAGAAAAACTCTGGAATGATGGTATATGGAAAGTAGATGAAAGTCTTGGCTGTCATTGCTGTTATAATTACTGGAATGACAGATGTCATGCATCTGGGAAAAGATTTAAACAAGGATATTGTAACAGTTTCCAGAAGAAGTCAAGAGAAAATTATCTTACGGCTCAGGAAAGATATGACAATTATATGAAGATGTGGAATTAAGAAGATTATTAAA